CACGCCCGTAATACTGCGGCCATCGCTGCCATTACCAGTATAAAGCACCGTGTTGAAATGATCAGTGCCATCAATGATTTCTGGTTCTGGAAGGTTAGCAGAACAAAGCGCAAGAAACCCAGACGGTGGCGCATAATAAAAATCACCAATGCCGTTGCCATCAGCATTACCCTGCGCTGTTTTTGTACCAGCAAACGAACTGTCTTGGCCGAAGTTGAGGACTTGATAGTTCGCCCCATTAGGGCCAAACCACGGCATCAATGTTACGCCTTGCATAGCTGATGCAATCGCATAACCACCACTACCACCAGCAGGATCACCAGAGTTTTCCCAAGAGCCACCGTCTGCCCTAAAATGGAATAGATTATTATCTAGGTCTATAGCAAAGCTAAACAAGTATGCAGTAGAATTGTATCTATTTGTTGTGCTGCCTACTGTTGAATTTAGGTAGTAGACGGACGCACCTTGCTGCAATGCCATAGAACCAGCGGTATTATATACACTCATTATGTGGCTAAATGATTCTGGCTTGCAAAGACCAACAGCCCAATATGAACTATCTCGTCTGTTAGAGTAGACCTCAAAGTAATACTTGCCGCCAGTTTCCATACCAAAAGATGACAAGTAATTGTAATAATTTTGCCCGCTGCCGGTGACCTTTAGGTTACCTTCAGAAAATGTGTTATTACTGTAGCTAGACAAAAGGTTGCCGACAGCAAAGTTATTAGTCGGGCTGTCTGGCACGACATCTGTTGCGACTAAAGTAGGTGAGCCACCACCCGAAACAGTAAAATCATTGTTTTGACCAGACACATCATTGCCAATAGCAGAGCTGTCTGCGAAGTCGAGGTGAAATCCATTGGTTCCGTATGAACCTGAGTAGGCTTTTGGTATCCAGATGCCATCCTTAGTCTCGCCAAAGCTAGCAGGGGTTAGCTGAGTGCCATCAATATTATAAAACTCAGCCAGATAACCATCATAGTAACGGTCATCAACATAATTTCTTTTACCAATATATTGATTGCTAGTGCTATTGACAGGTGTGCTGAAATTTACGGTACTCATATCGTATGTGCTAAAACTAGTTACTTGAGAACCGTTGACATACACTTTTAAACGATTTGCCGCAGTTCCGTCAGTGGTGTCAAAAGCAAGAACAATATGATACCACGCACTAACATCCCTAAAAACCTGTGTTGTTGTTATTTGTTCAATAGTCCCACCATTGTTCATATAAACTTGAAGGTTGTCACTTGCGGTGAGCATTACTTCAAATCTATCCGTGGCAGAGGCCCCTGCGCTAAAGGGGTCTTGTGTAGAGCTTAAATTTCCACGCTTCATCCAAAAACTTAAAGTAAATTTCTGACGGTCGCCAGCAGATGATGGGTCGCGGCTTAGATACGCACTATCGCCATCCTCAAACCGCAAAGACTGGTTAATGGTGTGGGGATAGAAATCACCACCACCGGGGTTGTAACCCCAAGGACTTGATCCAAAAGGTCCTGACATAAGCTCTTCCTACGCTAACGCTGCAAAAGCGAGTTGAGGAGTACCTAGTAAAATTTTATCTGTATCCTGAACCATGTACGGCACGACATCAATTGCGCTTGCGGCAGTGGATATGGTTATAGCACCTCCGGGAGCAAAGAACTGATTACCCGTGGACAACCCTCTGCTACCTGAACCGTCTTGAATTAAAATAATAAAACCTGTCTGACCTACGGCTTCCGTAGTTGGATTAACCAGTACGACGGCTCCTGTCAGGGTAAGAACAAAGTTCTGATAAGTGTCAAAATCAAGAGTGATGTTACCTGAATTGGTGGTGTCTACAAAAGTTTTACCTTGTACCGCCTTACCTAGCGTAAGATCTCCGCTCACGGTCAAGTCTGTGATCGACATATTAGTGCTTGCCGCAGGACTTACCGTCTGCTTTGCCATTCCTTGAAAAACAACGTAGAAGTCATCGGTTGTCTCAACATCGCCAGTCATTGTCAAAGTTGTACCCCCGGCGGTATACGCTACCGAAGGCTCTTGACGCACATTATTGACAAAAACTTCTATCTCGTTTGCATTTAGCACAGCGTTACTAAGAGTAAAGCCACGCTTTGCTGGGCTTCCTGTAACTCCGGTCAAATCTTGATAGCTTACCGCGCTGTAAGCAAATGCTAAAGGATTACCCAGATATGGCATTAGGTGATCTCCATAATTGACAAAGTTACATCCGTTGCACCCGTAGCTGTGACTTTTATTATGTCAGTGGTTTCTAAAACAACCTTGTTACCAGCTAACATCTCTAACGATGATCCGGCGGGAATGGGAGCATTTGTTACAAGTTCAACCTCTTGGTTTGCCTCGTTATTAGCTCCTGCTCTATTTGCCGTATCTGACGTTAAAGTAACGGTAGCTGTCTGTTGAGTGGTGGTGGTGTTTCCTAGAATAACACCAAGAACTACTGTAGTAGTAGACGATGCTACGGTGTAAATGGTGTCTATTGATGTGACACCCGCCTTTGTTATAACTTTAAATGTGTTTGCCATATCATTATCCTAACGCAATTGCCAGAGCAGTGGCGTCTCCTGACGCTGTGTTGTTGATGAAGGTGGTGCTTGCCGCCATTGTTGAGGTGAAATCAGTCACCGCAGCACCGCCGCCCGCACCATCAGCGCGAATTATCCGACTTTCGCCTGTCGCCACGGTTACGTTAGCACCACTTCCTTGAGAAAAGACCACTGACTGATTGGTGTCATTGGTTACAAAGTAAATTTTCTCTGCGTCATTAGGGGCAATCGTTATCGTATGTGTTCCGGAAGGAGATCCGCCACAAACAATTAACTTGTTCATGCCATCTGAAACACTGCCGTCTGAAGTGGTTAAAGAAGAACTTGTACCTGATAAGCTTAAGGTCACTACCCCATTAAGGGCCGTATCAATTATATCGAAGTTCAGGTTAGTAGTATCACCCCAAGTTCCCGATTGTTCGCCAGTAGCGGGTTTTTCAATACCGGTTCTAGTAGTATATGAGCTAGCCATTTATGCGACCTCTTTCCAATTCGCTGATTGACTCGGCACTAGGTCAGTCCATGTTCCTGCACCAGCAGGAGTTAAATCTGTCCAATTTGCCTGTTGATCCGGCGTTATGACGATTTGACTCCAGATAAAGACAATACCAACATTTCCTGTTGCTGACAATCCTGTAACGCCAAAAGCCATATCGTCTACTATCGGAGATCCGATAGCACCCGTAACAGCGTTTCCAGTTACACCGACAGTTACTGGAATTACAAGAGTAAGTGTTCCAACCGAAGCTGTCGCGGAAGTGCCCGTCAAAGTAACGGCGGCAGGGGCTTCTGGTGTAGATGTGGCCGAAGTTGCACTTACTCCCGTTACAGCTACAACGGCAGTACCAACAACCTGCTCATCACCAAACCCTATGGTGCCAACCGCGCCAACAGGGCCGACTAAACTACCGCCTCCGGCTAAAGGGGTGCCAATACCCGTAGTAGCGGCTACTCCCGTCAATACTACGGGTACAGGTTGGCCCCAAGCGCCGTCACCCCACGCGCCTCTACCCCATCCGCCAATATTGGACACAGTTTACTCCGTTAAGCTATTCTAATAATAGCGTTTGAAGCGTCCGCTGTAGGGAATTGAATGGTAAAGGTGCCTGAACTTGAACTTTTATTTGACCCAAAATCAAGCACACAAACCGCTTTATCAGAGTTGGTGTCATTGTAGATCAACGCGCCACGAGCAGTAATTGTTGCTGTAGTAAAGCTTAAATCAGCAAAATCTGTTATAGCAGTTGTTCCAGAGGCTGACGGCGTCACATTTGTTAATGCGCTGCCACCAGAGGCATAAGAACCACTGTTTGCTACCTCACCTGTTGTGGTGAAAGCGGTGGTTGCCGCGCCAAGTGTAGCGGTTGTGCTGGATTTACCCCCACCCCCGATTGCATACAAGGCCAGTTTGAAAGAGTTTCCAGAGCTATTTGTGAAATTATGTGTACCCGTTAGGAGCTCTGTTTTAAATGAGGTACACATTGCTTGAGTGATTGCCATTATAGTCTCCTAATAAAGTCCGCAATGTCGTCGTGACCCGCCTTACGCAAAGTCTGGCATATAGTACCACGCTCCTCACGTTTAGCCAAGTCTATGTAAAAACGTAGCACGTCTTCGACCCTTCCTGCAAACGCTTGCGCCTGATCTTTTATAGCAGGTGGGGCCTCCTCTGACACATAAACTATTTTTTTACGAGCCATTTCAGCTATTTGATCGGACGAAAGACCGCCCTCATTTGACGTAGTAACGTCAATCGTACCTACATCAATTCCTGTTTGTACACTAATCATTATACGATACTCCCGGCACATCATGTCGCCCAATAAGAACTGGATTATCTAACGGCTCTGGCGGCGTTAAAGTCTCTTTTTCTTCTTCGATATACTCAGATTGAGGAACAATAATCAGATTTCCGTCTTTTATTGTCTGAACAAGAGGATCCTCTAAACGATGGTAGCCGTACAGTTTTTCATTCTCCGGCACGTTAGTGTCCATAAAGCCTGAATTTTGAGCTATCTCTATCTGTATGCCCTTTGAAAGGGCTATAGCACACCAAAACTCACAACAAGCACGTCCCGCTTCCGCAAAATTTATATTCTGTTTGTAACTGAAGTCTATCCCGTACAAGTGGATTTTAGAGACTTTTTTGCTGTAAACAGCATAGGCTAGGGCATAAGCCACCGTGTTGTTAAAATACGCAAAGCCTAACGAGCCAACAACCTCCTTTAAGGGATATAGCTCTATTTCAGGCACTCTTTCATCTAAACAACAAGAATATATAGGCCCTTTTTTAGGGGTCTTTAATAAGAATTCTTGCGCTATTCCCGTCTGTTTTCCGGCTTTTATACCATCTAAAAAACGAGAGGCGGGGTCCATCATAAAGGTCTTATCTACATGAAATATGGCCCCTATGCTGTTTATACCCCACACTTCGTCAAAGTTCTGCGAGTTTATGCGCGACATGACGTACTCGGAAAACGAGCCGCCAAACGCCACTATTGCTACATTCATGTCTTCTGAGTCCTCACTAACCCGTCGCGATAAGCTTCGGTATTTTCTACGCCTTCGCCATAATTTTTAAGACGAAGTGCTGCTTCTTCAAACTGCTGCCTATACACCTGAAGGAGATTAGGATCCCCTTTCATAAATATATAAGCCTCAACTAAAGAGCCGTATAAAAGCGCATCTGGTGCGTTTTCCCCAAGCCACGACGTTCCCGTTGCCCCTGTGATAGAAGCGGGTCGGTAGTAATAATGTAATTCAACAGCATAATCCTGATTTGGAGTAGGGGCTATAAGAAAATTACCTACATCAAAAACAGAATAGTAACGCGGCGCACCTGTGGTGGTAGGTGTAGTCCAATAAGTTTGTAAGAAGTTCACGTCCTTTTGTTCTAAAAAAACATGACTTGTGCCGGAGCCGTTGTTGTAAGACAAAGAAAAAGTAGCCAAGTAGTCTGTCGGCTGACTCAAAAACCGGTTACCCGTAGTCATAGCAGCGTTCACGTTTTTACGAAAAACGTCCAGATCCACTACTTTTAAGAGTTTTTCTTCAGCATTCTTTATGAAGTTATCAAGATTATTAACGAAAGTTGTTTCGTCATTCTCAGCATAATCTTGTATAGCTTGTTTCAAAGTTGTTTTTGTGTAGCTCATGGTGTGTTCGCCTGTCCGCCCATGCCACTGTGATTAGTACAGTAATAATACAGGGTTGGAGCCCCCACAGCAACTGTGATTTGAGTGTAAGAAGAAGTGGTTGTTACGCCCGTAGTGTATTGTGATCCGCCGCCATGTGTTCCATCCGAGGTGGTGGATAGACGTAGGGGGTGTCCGGAGTTAGTACCATCTGACTGATCGAAACGATAAGTGTTACCCTCGGTCAAAGTAACAGTGTCCTGTCTAACGCCATCTATGTAATACTTATTAGCACCAAGATAACTTTGTACAGTTACCGCGAACGTCTGATTTATGGTCACTCCTGTTGTAGTCACCGTACCTACGCTTGCTGTTGCGCTAAGACCTGTAGGGGTGGCCGTAGACGGCGTAATCGTAGGTAAATCAACTATTACCTGACCAACTTGCGCGGAAGCTTTTATAAAAGCCATGTTAGGGTCTTCCAAGGGAGGATTACCTACCAAGACGGCAAAAGGTTCTGGATTTGGAGGACGGGCATCTTTTAGAGCTTGAGCGTCAAAAACCTTGCGGAAAGGACCTAATTGCGGTTGTTTCGCCTCAAATTCATCTTTTCCGACAAGTAACCCGTTCCACTCTTTTCGCATGTCACGGTATTTATACCTAAAACCAGATCTATCTGAAATAGCATAAGAGTCTTTTCCAGAGGCAAAACGTGACATTATGTTGTCCTAAAATATTGGAACTGCGGCACAACATTAAAGGATGCTCTATCCCGGTCTTCAGCCATAGCCCTTTCAAACTCTTCTTCATACATTGCTTTTAAGAGTTGCGCTCTATTAGGGGCTCTTTTGATGGATATGTAATACGCTAAACCCGCAGCTAAA